CAATATTGAAGTTTGCGACATCGTAAAGACGTATGTCCGCACCGCCCGGCAAACCCGCTAAACGCACATAGTGCAAATCAGTGTTCCCTGATAAATCTGCTGGGTTTGCGATTAGGCCAAAGTCCTCATTTGGCATTCCATCAGCATGTGGCTCAGTATCCAACATCTGCTGCTTGGTTGTGGGGGGGGCATCCGCTGCGTCATAATCCAAACTCATGACAACTTTCCCAGTGGTTCCTGCAGTGGCAAAAGACGAAACGTCATGCTCATAGTAGAACTCAAGGTACTCAAAGCGGTATTTCTCCCATTGAGTGGCTTCTCCTGAAAGCCAAGGAAACGTGGCTGCATGACCAGGGTTTATGGCAAAAGCTTGATTGCCAAAATTAGCCCCAGTTGCAGCAGAAATGACAGTTGCTATAAACTCGTCATTCTGAACACGTTTTATCCTCCTCTGACCCACAGAGCGATTTTGCGCTCCCATGCCAAAGGGTTTTCCAGTGAGCATAAGGTTTCCAGCACCTCTAACTGCTCCCTGACCACGGCCCCCTGCACCCCGGCGGCGTCCTCCACGACGTCCACGCCGGCGGCGAGGGCCTTGAAATGATTGCTGGCCTCCACGACCAGAAAGGAAATTGCCTCTCGGCATCCTTGGTCCAACCAACCGTTGTCGTCTACGCGGCTGCCTACGGTTCCTCGGCTGCCGTTGTTGTCTCGATCTTTGGGGCAAGGCTACTTGATTCATCTTGCTCTTTTCGGGGTTCTCAATTTTTATAGCGGGGGTATACCTGTCCGCCTGCGCATTACGCGCACCTTGAGCCTCCAACGGGTACTGCACACCCTCCAGGCCGAGATAAAATTTACGCAAATCTTCTTCCAATGGTACTTGGGACAATGCATCCTTCCACTCCTTAGAGTCTCGCAAGACATTTCCATAAGAAGATACAAGCCATGAGATAAATTCACGAAGGTAACCACGCACTTGAACATCCGCCCAACCGACACGGAGCAATGCTGCTGCTCGTATGAGCGTATATGCGGGGTCACCTGGCAAGCGTGAATAGAGTAAGCTAGTCAGCAACTTTTCACGGTTATAAATGGGTATCGCAATACCATCAATAAACACCGTGAATGCTGACAAAAAATCAAGCTCCTCCACAGGACGTGGGTCCAAACAATCGGTAGTAGTGATCACTCCAATTTTGGCCCATTCTTCAATGACAGATCGTGCATTGAAGAAGCACAATGCTTCGTCAGAGACTGTCCAGGTGTTATCATCACCACAAAGAGCCAGCGCCAAAGAGGCGTCAAAGGCTTCATAAGAGCGCATTGCGCTAGGACAACTCATCTGCCATGCGTACGCTAACAACATGTACAGAATTAACGTATTATCCACGATGGTGTTCACTGAACCAGACGGGTTTCCTCCCTGTTTCTGAACAAACACACCATCGGATGTGATAATGACCGTATTTATAAGGTTGCGGTAATAAACCTGCAACCGCGCCAAATTATCAGGCGTCCGGTCCTCCTCTCGAAGCATCGACCAACGAAACTCCGCCACGGCCCACATCAAATAGGCTCGAAGTGACGAATCGTATTGTGACTCATCTAGGGCGAAACCGTTGTCAAATTTCTTCAACTTACGGTATAACTCGTCCCAGCCGCCCTTCCAAGGCGAAAAGCCCACAACACTCGCGGTCTTGAGATGTGAAGCATAGAACTTCTCATTCATATCTTCAAACAACCTATTTCCATGAATGGTCATCTCAATGGGTCCAGCCGTAAAAGTTCGCAAAGAATTTGCGTCTATCTTTTCGGCTAATCGGATCTCCTCCTTCAAGGAGTTTCCGAAGATCGCAACATAGTCATTACACTTTAGGCGATCCCAATCGTCCTCCATGTACTGGGAAAACTCTTTCCAATCATCGTACATGGCACGCTTGTTTGCGTATTTACGTGTCCACGGGAAGCCAGGGGAGGTGGTCATATCTAGACCAACTACAACCTCTTCTTGAGACTTCACCCGTGAATTTTGCATATGGACGCCGAAATGGCGGCGGAGCCAATCCGCTGAACCATTCCAAGCTAACGCACTGCGAGCATCCAAGGCCGTAACATCCTTAGAATACTTCGCAAGCGAGATATATGCTGCTTCTCTGTTCGGAACAGGAAGGCCCCAGTTCTTGCGCTCAACCTTTTTATCGGTTTCATTTTCAAACTGTACAACATTAATATCCATCCCGCGTCGGTTCCTACCCAAAAAGGACTTGGGGACCGATCCTATAACGGGGAAATACTGTTGTTTCAGCATACGTCTGTGGAGCTCACTAAGCACTGCTGTACCCCTAAAACCCTGCGTATATTTAAACGGGGCTTCAGGATAACGCCGCCAGAACTCCCGTCCCTCTTCAACAAGAGTGGACGGGGCTGGCGGCATTAATGAAAAAGCGTGCTATGCAATCTCGGTACCACCTTCAGGTGTGAGCGTATCTGCTCAATCAACCTTTCCGTGAAGGGGATAAACCGATTGCAATGTTGGCCACCACCAATGTGAATACCAACAAGCGCTCCATCTTCCACTGCATACACACCTCCACCACAAACCTTGAAGTCAGTAGGGGCGTCATACATGCCCTCTGCGGAGCAAAAACCGACGCCAAAACTGGGTTCAACTTCATCTTTGGGGGTAAAGCCTATCTGTATCACACGCTCATTCTTCGGGGCTCGCATCTTAACGCTTTTACAAGCAAATGCACCATATGAATGGTACAGACCGAGATCAAGGTCCTCACCTGCATCATTATGCAGGGGAATCACTTCACCACGAAGTTTGGCGGACAAAGCGGCATTATGCACGCTGACCTCTTTACCTTCAACAAGGGAGTGGAGCGGAACAAGGGTGGCCCCGGGGATTAACGTCCCGGAGGAAGTCTCTTCGGCATCATATGCGATTTTCACGCACGTGCTCGCAAGTTCATTATACACAAACCGCTGCTTGCCAAGAAGAGCTTCCTCATACAGGGGAAAATCTTTCCGAGCCTCCTCAAGTCGCACCTTTTCTCCAAGTGTGTGGCTTTTGGGGGTGGTCTGCGCTCTGCGAATGGCTCTTCGCCTCTTCGCAACAGTCGCAGGGTCAATCTGACGGGGGAACCATTTCATACCCAATTCCTGGGCTTTCTGGTTCACTTTTGCACCTTCACCGCGATAGATCTCACTAGGTCCACCGACCAAATGTCTCTTCGCGTAGTACTCATCTTCTTCCTCTTTCAGTGCATCCCACCGATCCATCTCTACATTTCTATGCTCTTGACGTTCACCGTTCAAGTGTGCATCAATGTCTTCCTCAGATTCGAGATGTTCGAGTCGCTTCTTCAATGGCCTTCGTGTCCGAATAGGCACATGATAGCGAATCATAGGTTTCCTGCCATGCCCTTCAGGCATGATTACATCAGATTTACCTGATGCCAAGGCTGCGGCCAGAGCAACTCCAATAGTTGTAACTACCGCTGCAACTGCTAACACGGACTTCACAGTCACGTAAGGTGCAACTTTCTCATCATAATGAGACTTGG